GGTTTGGCCGGAGGTGGAGAACCAAAATGACTGAACACGTCACAATCCGCACCGGATCACGCACCTACGCGACAGGCATCCTGCAATGGCGGGATGCAGAGAAAGGCACTGCCGTCATCAAGGTCAATAACAAGATCATCAGCGGTCAGGAAATCAAGAGGAACGAAAATGACTGACCGATCAACAATCTTAGAACTCGCAAATGAATACATCACAAAAGATCGTGCAGCTACGCACGGCGGTGCTGAAGATAGCTTCAAAACTATCGCAGCATTCTGGTCCGATTATCTGGGAACCAGCATAGAAAGTCATGACGTCTGCGCAATGATGGTGCTACTCAAGCTGGCCCGGATTAAGGGCAACCCCAGTCACCTCGACAGCTGGGTCGATGTGGCTGGATACGCTGCACTCGGCGGAGAAATCACCAGCGATGAGACTGGCTTTACAGATTTAGTTCGAAATGGGGTGCCCAGATGAGTACGTCACCAAGGATCGAGCGGCACCGCACGGCGGGTAATGCGTTTACAGGTTTAGTTCGAAATGGGGGCCGTCAATGAACGGCCGTCTGCCTTGAGATCGCCTGAGATCAACATAAGACATCATGGCCTTTTCCATTGTTCCCTCCCAGTCTCGAATGTCTGGGATTGACCATGCTGCACCCCATCTAAGGGGGACGCCAATGATCTTGGCGCCCTCGCGCATCGCATCGGCAATGTCATCATAGAGATTTAGTTCCCACGAACCGCGCGATCCGACATATGCCATGAGATCGACAGCCAAGCCGTCAATATGTTTTGACTTCATCGTCTGGCTGGCCTTGGCATTGACCAGCGCCCGCTGCTCTTCAATGGTTCGAAGCCCCTCGATCACACCGAAGTCAACCTTTGTGGCTGTGATTGCGTACTTGACCACGCCAACCAATCTCTCATCAACACCATCGAGGTGAGACAAGCTGCGCTCTGATAATCTAAACACCATTTCGCCGTCCTTTCATCCACATGATTGCATTGAATAGGCTCTGGCCCATACTGTTTGGTGTCGGAAGAAGCCAGCCGATCAGCCCGAGCAACAGAACCCAAGGCGGAATGCGGTCGTTCGTCACCGTAATCGTCTCCACCCTCTGAGTTTCAACGCCGCCCGTGCTTTGAACCACATCCCGTCCGGCTTTAGTTTCCGTTTGCTGCGCCACAACCTGCTGTGTGTTCTCTTGCCCCGCCTGCACATTGGCCGCAACGTTCGGTCCGCCCCCTGTGAGTAGGCTGAGAGGCCCAGAGCCGCCGCAGGAGGCTAGGAACAGGCATGATATGAGTATGAGGCTACGCATCTACGTCCACGTCTGTACGGGCCTCATGCTTGGCCGGCTTGCCGTTCACATAAATTCCGTAGAACCCTGCGCCAGCCCCGACGATGACAGAGACAAATGCTGACTGACTGTTGGTCGGCGCTTCGAGCGCCATGAACCACTCGGTTGTTCGATAGAAGGCCAAGCCATAAAGCGTGATAATAAGCCTTGGCCATACTCGCCACTTATTGAGCGTCTCAGGTGTCATCGTCAGACGGTATTAATTCAAACTCGACCGGCGGATACTCGATTGCAATAGGCCACATTCTTTGCAGCCATGTGCAACGAGGAACCTCAGTGACCTGATACGTCGCCGGCCCTTCGGGAAGCCCGCTGCTCACTACGACCGTTGCGATAAATGATGTAACGCCCAGCTGATCAACAGGCACTGGTGTGAAGTCGCTAGTCTCCAACATGTAAATCATATCGTTTGCATCGATCACTTTGCGGCGCAGAGAAATAGCGCAAGACCTGTAGACATCACCAGTCCAGCGATATTGCAGTGTCGGGTCGTCTTTGGTTGGAGCTTTAACAACCGCGACGCTGATGTCGCGCGACGATCCGTCGTTGTAGGTCAGGACTGGATACAGAACGAAGACAGGAAACCAGATGCACGCAAGCAAAATGGTTATCAAAATATCCCGTCGACTTAGGTGAATTGCTGCTTTCATTTAGTCAAACCCTGCAACCAAACAGCAAGCCCGTCTTTGAACAAAATCCAAGCCGCAGCAATGGCCAGCATTACTTGCGCAAAGCCGCCCAACCACTTGAACCGAGCAAACGCGGACTTCCAAAATAGATGACCGCGTGCCATCTCTAGCAGAGCGGCTTTCTCTTCTTCACTGAGGTCAGCCCAATTTTCAGGTGGCGCACGCATCTCTTATCCAATCACTAAAATTACAGCCAAACTCGACTTGGCGTCACAGGGTTTTGTCCATAGACAGCATCAAGGGCTTCCACGTCATCACGCAGTGTGTTTACCGATTCGGCGTCTTCTGGGTCTTTGTTGGGGATGCCGCCACGGATGCGGATGTTCACGTGCCAGCCATCCAGCGGTGCCATCTCAGGGTACTCAATACCCTCTGCGTCCGTCAGCATGTTTCCTGTCGGCTTGTGAATGACCCCCACAATGTCGATAGCATAGTCGCGGGTGTTCATTACCAGATAAGGCTCCCCCACGTCTGTAGTGGTCTCCTCGCCAGTCTCAGGGTCTACAGTGGTCTGTGTCTCCTGATGGTAGAAGCCAGACATGGCCGAAGCCATCTGCGCCTCATCTGCGAACTTCAGGTAGAAGTCTGTTTTTGGGGTTACGATTTCTTCGGTCATGACGTTAGCTCCTGAAGCTGGGCGTTAGTAAGGCGACGTGGGTAGTACTTGAGGGACTTGATGTGGCCGTTGAGGTAGCCAGTGGTGAAATATCTTCCAATCTCAAGACTTGACGCAATTATAGGTGAAGTTGTGGAGGCATCGGTATCCACCGTTCCACCGTTTGCACATGCAGCGGCGTCATTCTCCTTCATAGCTGCGGCAATTTTATTTACCTCAGATGAGTATGGACTAAGACTATACAAATCAGAAACGGTGTGATTTGAGTAAACATCAATTCTTGAGGTTGCAGGACTAAGGTTTATGTCTGCCGCTCTGTCTGTGCCTAGTGTTGCAGCTAAAGCTCTTGTAGTGCCAGTAGTGGCAAAGGTTTCAAATTCAACAAAGAACGTCCCCACAACATTGCTGTAGTTATACCCAAACTGGTCTACATCAATAGTCGCAACGTCTGCGGACCGTGTCTTGGCTGCGGTTGTCGTTGGGATGTAAGATGTCTTGAAGGCACCCTGCTCAAGCTGAACCTTAGACAGAGAATTCTTAACCACCATAATCAGGTAGTTTTCAGTCGGGGTGAATGTTAGTTCCTTCTTGCCGTTGCCAGCAAGTTGCCCTGAGAATGCACCATACAATTCGATCTGAGGTTCAGCCTCTCGTGTAACCCTGACTGTCATATCACTGTTCTCCGATAATGCCGTCCGCTGCACTTATAGCAGTTGTGACGCCAGTTGTTGTGTTTTTGATACGGGTCAAGCCTTGGAACACCGACCGCCCTGCGCTTGTACCTACATGCAGTAGGTTCGTGTCAGGGTCATGAGCCAAGGCAGTCACAGCATCTGACGAACCGTAGAGAGTAGCCTGTGCATTCTCTTGGAACAGCACCTTCTCGTCGTTGTAGATTTTGGCGATCTGTTCGGCTGTGGGTGCGGTGGCGGAGATGCGGAGGAGGGCGAGGGAGCCTGTGAATGAAGAGGAAAGGCTGGAAGAAACACCAACGATAAGCGGCTCAGAAACGTTCACACTCCTAGCCGTAACAGCTACGGACTTGTCAAGCGCCCCATCAATGTAGATCGAGTGCAAGGCTCCAGAACCCGACACAACAGCAGCAACGTGCCGCCATGTATTAGTGTTGATCGCTGCCGTGCTAGTAGTGGTAGAAGATACCGAAGCCTCTGTAGTTCTAAAGTTTAGCTGTCCGCCACCGAACCAAGCGGTAAAACCATCTGTCGGAACTGCTTGACGCCTGTCAAACCACTGAAGCACCCCCGTGCCTGAGAACTTCACCCACCCCATCACGCAGAAGTCACCCGTGCCGAAGTCCAGCGCCGAGTTGTATGGCTGTGATAAGTAGTTGCTGGCAGAGAACCCAGAGTAGGCTACAAGGTCAGCGCCAGTTTCCACAGCGGTTCTGGTCACAGTGCCGTTGACGATCAGGCCGTTGTTGTTCACCGAGCGGTCGGCGTCTGCGAGTTTGACGGAGACATCCGTTATGTAGTGTGTTCCGCCACCTGTAGTCCAATCGACCAGCTTTAGGTTGTAAGCCGTTCCCGTAGCCAAAAACTCAAGGGTAAAGTCAACAAGAGTATTCGATGTTGTTTCTGCGCTATCTTTTGAAACAAAAGAACCAAACGCCTCCTGAATTTGAACACGAGCAGTTGCTCCCGTGCCACGTCTAAACTTGCCCTGTACGATGTATCTTTTGCCAACAACGGTAGTTAATGCTTTTCTAGTTGCATCATTGTAACCACCATCACCCGTTAACTCCAATTCAGATGAAACAGCAGCGATAGAACCTGCACCCTCAGTAATCCATCCATCCGTAGTAGATGAAAAGTCTGACGTGTAAATTGTATTCCCAACCAGATCGGTGTCATCGGTATCGGACAGGAAGGCACCCTTGATGTCGCCGTTCATCCAACCTGTGTTGTAGGTGGAGGTGGTGTAGGCAACCATGCCTTCTGATGGAGTGACCTCATCCTCATGCAGACGGAAAAGACCTTGATTAAATCCAAAATCCTTGCTGTCAAACTTTAGGATTGCGTTATTCGCTTGGGCTGGGAATAGGGCTGGAGTTGTGTTGTGTCGATAAAACACCTCACCGCCAGAACTAAGGCCAAGGTTATCTACAGAAACGCCCGTGCGAGTGTGGAAGTTGCGGCGAACAGCGACATAACCAGTTGATGTCTGAACATAAGAAAACAAATCAGAGCCAAGGATAGCAAGTCGTTGCACACTCACTGGATGATTATCGCTTGCAACCGTCCCATCATCCTTAATAACACTCACGCCACCATCGGTCGCCACAGCGATTGTAGGCACAGGAAGCCCAGTCGCAGGGTCAATCGGGGCGTCAGGTAGGACGGTCATGGCTACGTCGTTGACGGTGGAGTTTACGATGGCGTTCGTTCCGACATAGGCGCCAGCAGCGTTCCCGTTGCGCTGTGAAACAGGCCCATTGCCGTTGACGAAGGTTTCATAAGCTGAGCTGTGGTGAAGGGCTCTATCAGACAAGAAGTTGATGTTTGCCGCTCCAGCGCCTTGACCGACCAGCATCTGCGCGTTGAGAGCGAAAATGCAGTAAATTGGAACCGAAGCACTTGAGATCAAGTAAGTGCCATTTGCCCAGCTGTATCCAGTATTAAACACCATCCACATCGGCAGCGACGGATCATCACCATCGTAGATCGTAACCGTGCTAGCTTCAGCCACAATCACAGCAACTTGGGGGAACTCTTGGCGAGAACCACGGGTGCTGGTGTTCAGCGTCTCGTTATACCAAGAGGATGCCTGAGCCAAAGCACCAGTGCGCCACGCGCCTCCGTCGCTGTCTTTCGAAGTGTCATAGACGAACACGTCAACAGCAGTCGCGGCAATAGTTTCGTCAAGGTCAACAACACTTGATCCACCCTCAAATGACAGGGTGTGCTGAGAGTTCGGCGTTACAGCGACAACCTGTGTTTCAGGGGCATCTGAGTTTAGGAATAGGTTTGTCCGAGCTTCCTCAATCAGCAAGCCCTTTAAGACACCGTTTTCGTCATAGTCAATACGTGGCTCATTTGCAGATGCAGTTACCTGATCACCATCCTTGTCGGTGTAGGTGGCTTCACTTGCACGAGAGAATGAAACTAGATCAAGTGCGTTGTTATAGTTTTTGGTGCCCATGATTATTCACTCCAATCGAATACGGTAAAGCTGGTGCTTGAACCATCGAAGGTCAGGCTCAGGCTAGGCTCTAGTGATGGCTCAGTGGCCTCCTCAATACCAGTGTCGCCAATGTCGTCAGCCCACATGCGGAATTTCTTGATTGTCCCCATGAAGTCATAGCCAAGCTGCAAGTCAGTGGTAGACAGATCGGGCAGAGCCACTGGTGTGGTGTCCTCAGTCAGTGCTACACCATCGACTGCGCCGTTGATGAAGGTAGAGCCGTGACGAGAAGCGATGTTGAATGGGACGAGTACGCCGGGTGAAAGAAGATTTGACATAGAAACTACCCGATCACTTACACCGTTTGCCCGTTGAACAAAATCTATGTCCCCAGTTGATGCTGGTAATGCGCCGCCAGTTGTAAGTCTCAGTCGAATACTGTTGCTGGAATCTGCAAGCCAACTAATTATCTCAAATTCTGTAGTCTGATCCTCATCAGCATAAGTCATCCGACCATCCATCTGGATACTGACGGATCGTGGTTTGATTTCACGCACTGAGACGTTGTCGATGTCCACATCTGCACTGTTCGTGCCGAACTGAAGGTTAGTGGAACCTCCAGAATAGACAAAAGTGAATACATACTCTCCTGCGGCGGTTGCATTAAACGTTTTTCCATCCAAAAACGCTTGAACCAAACCCGCCCCGCCTTTTGTAAACGAAAAAACGTATGCCTCACCCGTGGATAATGTCAGTGCTTGCTGTAGGTTCTGGTAGGTCGTTCCAGTTCGCTCGGCCCGCAAGTTTACGGCATCAAATGCCCAGTCAGTGCCTTTTATCCAATCTGTATCAGCATCAAACGTCCCATTCGTCACCAGCTCATCACCGATCACCACAGGCTCAGGCCACGTCAGGTTCTCATACGGGATCGTCAGTGTCTCTGCGGCACGTGTTGCAGTAGCACCAGAGGTAGGGATGTATGAGGAAGGCGTGGAGCCAGCTTCGAATTGGGCTCCGTAGATTAGCACGCCAGATGCTCCATCACCTGTGAAAGAAACCATGTTATCGTCAGTAGCCAACTGCAATCTTTGGTTATTTGATCCTGTAGATGTAGCTGTACCTACAATACTGCAACGATAAAATCCGTTGCTTACAGGTTCAATGTTGGCGCTAATGATACCTGTAGTCACACCAATGGACCCTGTGGACAAGTCAAAGTTGGCGTATTGAGTGCCAAAGTCTGAGCTGAACCACATTCTAACCCAGTCGAGTTCTGCGGCTTTTGCAAAGATCGAGTATGTGTATGTATTGCCAGACGTCACCGTAAAAGTGGTAAAATCTAACCTGTGGTCACCAGAAGTTGCAGTGTCCTCAAACCTTGCCGCCGAGACCGTCCCGTCAGGAGACGTACTGGAATTATCTGTAATAGTGGACCGCACTGCACTTTGTGTTGAGAAATCGTTAGATTGCACAAACAAATTCGTCCGAGCTTCACTCTCATGGAATACACCCTCGTCCACCCACTGGGAACCATTGTAGACGTGGTGTCCAATGCGGGGGAGATAAACTACACTAGAGGTCGTAGGAACATAGCTGTCACCACGGTCAGGGTTGTTGACCATGCCGCCAAGGTCGGAGCGGTAGAGCCTACGTTTGTCAGTATAGACACCATCTCCAGCCGAGCCAGCAAACGTAAACACACTACCGGACGACACATACAGCGTTCCGGAGGTGTTTGTTGCCACGCCATACACTCGGCAAAGATATTCGCCACCGCCAAGGTCTTCTATCTCTGCGGTTCCGTCATTAGTTCCAGCGACAACGCCAGTAGACAGGTTGAATGAGGCCCGTGCCGCAAACGCAGAGCCATCGTAAATAGAAAGACCGATTATATTTTCTTCACCAGCATAGGCGACTGTCTCAAATGTGTATTTTGCTCCTACGGCGAGTTGAGCAGAAATTGACATGCGATGAAAGCCAGTGCTTGAGTCTTGCTCAATTCGAGTAGCTGAAACAGCAGAAATGCCAGACGCAGCCCAGCTTGTTGCTATATCTCCCGATTGCAACGCAAGGTTATGCGGACGCCAAACGAGATTTCCGTTCTCGTCGGTCATTGTGGCTAGGCCAGTGGCGGAGTGGTTAATAGTAGAGGCGAAGGTGCTGTTCCCTGCTGCGCTGTACTTACCGCGCACAAAGTCGGCAACGAATTCGGGGTTGAAACCACCGGCTGCGTAGTAGCGAATGAACGCAGTTGACGACAAAAGTCGGCTGCGCGTTGTAGTCAGCAGGGAAAGAATGGGCATGTTTTACACCACCAGTGCGTGAATTCCAGAAGCGGTTGTGCCAGTCGCTTTAACGCGCTTGACGCCGACCATCAGGTAGAAATTGTCAGGCACGGCAACCGTGCGGTCATCGCCGCGCAGCGTCGTGATGACGACAGAACCGCCGGTCTCAACGTATAGGCCGAGGGCGACGTTCGACTTGTTGTTGGCTGGGTCTGTGCCGAGATTGTCGGCGCTGTCGTTTGGCGTGACGGGGATCATGTCGGCTGGAAGACCCATGAGGTTTTCGCCGATACCACGGAATGGATTGCTCATTAGAAGCTCCTCAGTTTCATGCGAATGCCCGTACCGCTGTACCGAGCTTTCTCGCTTTCAAGGTTGGCGGCCTGCACCGCGTTCTGGGACAAGCCAGCCCACACAGAAACGCGCGGGTCGTCTTGCAGGTATGGCGCAGCGTGCAGGAGCGCCGCGTATAGGTATGCGTCAGGATGTGACGACAGCAGCCAGTTGCTAGTGTTGCTGTCCGACAGAGCCTCGATATACGCAATGTAAAGTATTTCAACATCAGTGGCCTCGCTTGGAGACGGATACAGCTCGATCTTGCCGCCCGTGACGCAGTAATAACGCGGCTGGCCTCCAACATCATTGCGAGCGGCACGACGCTCCATCAGGTCTTCCTGAGATAGCAACTCAAGGGTGCTGGTCCCGTTGGCCGTCAGCTTGAGGCGCACGGTCTCAATCCAGTCGCTCGGCAGGTCAAGATACTGGCCGGTTGCAGACAGGGTTGTCCGGGTCTCCATGCGCCAGTGACGAACCTTGCGG